TAAATATTTTAACATATATGTTAGAAATTTTTTATATATAATACCACCTATTTCATGATATATTTTACTTGTATTATTTACTTCATATAAATGTTCTGTAATATGCAAAGAATGATTATTTTCTAATTCATCTACTACCATATCTCCTATTTCATCTATATCATAATCTTTTACTAAAACTTGTATTGCATCATTAGCTTGTGCCTCTATTTCATTTTCTCTCGAATAATAAGTCTTATCATCTAACTGAGTAACTGTTTCGTGGTTATTTTGTTTAGCATGAATCAATTCATGCTTATAGATAGATTCAAATTCATCAATAAATTCTTGTAAATTGTTTTCATTTATTTTTGTATATTTGTCTATAAAGATTATGATTTTTTTCTTATTATATTCATACCCTCCACCTGCTAAAATTTTATCATATTTTCTTTTTTTATTTGTATACATAAATTTTATATTGTATTTTTCAAGCAAATCGTTTAGATTATCTATAAGCCCCTGATTGTCGAAAGTTTGAATAATACACCTTTTTTCTTTAAAAATAATATCTTTAATATAAAATCTTTAAATATATTTTCTTTTAATAATAATTTCAATTTCATGTTGTCTGTTTCCATTTTAATTTGTATTGTAGAATTCAATCTAAGGTCATTAGATGAATTCTAGACTCCTCTAATTTGTAGTATCATATACTATATGGACTTCTTATTCTCTACTATATACAAATTTTTACTTTTGTAAATATTAGAATATTTTTTAGACAATGCCTCCCATATACCTGTAGAATATTCATTCAGACTAATACTACTCTTCACTGTTATATTTCTGTCTATATGCAATATTTTTGATATGCACAGTTCATAGAAAAACATCCCGAGTCCTCTGCCACGAAGTTCTTTATTCAGTTCAGATGTTGTAACTTGAAAACATTTTCTATTTAAACTATCTCTAGATATGTCTCCTTCGATAGTTCCTAAATTGTTTGCTTTTATTTTATGAACAGGTTTATACAGATCTCTTAAATAACAGATCCATCTATTATCTTCAAAGTTTATATCTAGTGAAATATCTAAACATTGTTCGAAGTTCATAGAATTAATGTTATATTAAGTAATACTATTTATTAATATATTGTCCATTTCTCATCTATTTCATCTTCCCAAACTCTGACTATTTTGTAACCATTATCTTTAGCAACAAAATTTTTATATTTATCTCTTTTCCATATCTCTTCAGCTGTAGTTTTCATGTATGGGTGTATATACTCAGCAGAATATTTGCTGGGCTTACAATGCCAATAACAACCGTCAACTTCTAAAAGTATATTAAAATCTGGCAAATAGAAATCATAAAATCGACATCTTTTATTTTTTCTATCATATACTACCCACTGTTTTTCATAATTTATGTTGTTTTTTAATAGTATTTTTTCAATTTTAATTTCGCAAGATGTATTAAATCTAACATTTTTAGCTTTAATGTTTGTATATTTTCTTTCCACATTTTTAAAGCTTCTTCTTCTCCATACGCATCAATCCACAAGTCTAAACGTTTATTCCATACATTGGATTACCAGAACCAGATATTCTTTCTGACATATCTTCATATTTTTTTTTCCACATTTCTTCAGCAATTTCAGGACCATGTTTTTCAGTCCAAATTTCTTTAACAGATGTACCAAACCAAGCATTTTTTGAACCACTTACAGAAGCGGAAATTTTATCATGTCTTATTTCAGCTAATCTATTAGCTTCTTCTATACCATGTATATCAACCCAATGTTCATAAACCGATTTACCAAACATTCCATTCATAGAACCTGTCAAACTCCAAGTACCATTTTCTATTCTAGTTTCTTTAGCTTTTTTAGCTATATCTTGATAAAATAGTTCTTTCTCTTCTCCCGATACAGATTGAGTATAGCTAATAAAATCATCTCTAAAATAATTTGGGAAATGTTCATATCTTGTTTTTACTATCTTGTCACTTAATTCTTTTATTTGTTCTTCTGTAAATGTTCTAGCCCAATGTTTAGTTTCCATAGCTTCTTTTGTGGAATCAGAAGTTATTTTTCTCATTTCATCACTCCAACATTTAGCTTCTGGAAATTCTTTCATATATTCTTCTTTGGTACTGTCATGACTACTTTTGAAATGTCTATTATCTATTTTTAAATATTCTGTTCTTTCATTATCATCTCTTACACACCAAAAACAAGTCACCATAATGTTTTCTCCAATTTTTAAATTTTGATTGATAATATAAATATCAACCAATTATTAAAATTGGCATTATCCCATTATATAAATACCCCCTCCAGCAAAAGGAATAAATTGCATCTGTCTACTTATAGCTTCTGCCATTTCTGCATTTCTCTTATATATTTCTATATCTGATGTTTCTTCTAATCCAGCTTTCAACTCTTCTCTTAATTCTGTCTGTCTAGTCAAAGCTTCTGAAACCAACTGTTCTCCATCCATAGTTATATCACCATTAGGAATTGGAATGCTAGAGAATCTTCTTCTGATTTTACCAAGCATCTCATTAGACAGAGCTAATGTATATTGTCTAATCCATCTTCTACCAAATGCATTTATCTTGTCATAGGTTATGTCTGTAAATGGAACATTTGTAATATTAGTTACACCAGAGATTGATGGATCCCCGCCGGTTGTTGAATAGTCTGCATTTAAGGGATTATAGTCGTAGAATGTATATTCTATCCATATCTTCAAATTTTTAGAAGGTTTAGGCAGAAGCCTAATTCTGTCTCCATAGATATTATATGTATGATTACTTCTTCTAACTCTGTCATTTGTCTCTAACATTCCAGCTCTTAGAATGTCTGTCCATATGGGCATTATATAGAATATAGTTTCCATATTCATCGATTCATATTGAAACTCTTGAGATAATGTATTAACAGAAGAATATGGATCATAAAACCTGTATAGTGAAGATGGTTCGGAATGCCATACTTTTCTAACTTCTATTCTTGCTGAAGATACAGATTGTAAATATGATCCTATAGAACTTCCTGATAATTCATCTGTAAAATTATTTAGTAAACTATAATCCATGCTTGTTGAATTTATTGTGACATAAGCTCGTCTCATATTTTGAAAACCACCAGCACCGGCTTCTGTGCCATATTGAGCAGTAGATCTCATTAGATAATCCATAGTTTCTTGAGGTAGTTTGTCTGTAACATTTATATTTCTGTCCATTCCTAAATAATTGTCAATCCAGTTTTTAGCTTGGAATTGATTGACAATAGCAGAATATTCCATATTAGATTCTTCAAATGCAGCAAATATTTGTAGATTGTCAATTTCACTAGGTAAACGAGGTTCATTTTGTCTATACCTGACCCAAGTAATAATAGACTGAGCTTCAGCTGATAATATATTTAGATTAATAGACATCGGAAGAGTTTGTGCTGATGCAGAAAATACAGACTGGAAACTAGAATTAGATGCTGTCTGAGATAATGTTGCGAAAAAATTTTCAAAAGCCATTACTTTTCTCCATATAGTATATCTTGATCCCAGACAGAAAATTTCATATTATTTAGTTTGCAAAATTCTTCAGCTTTTTCTATTTTTAGCACAGTATTGTCTAAATCATATTTTATTTTCCATTTGGGCTTTACTTCTATCACTTCTTTTGAATTATCTAGATGAATTATTAGAAAATCAGGTACATAATGTTTAGTATGTGTTATAGGGATTATGATTTTATGTTTTCTTTCTTGTTTAAAATCAATGATTTTTCCATCAAACATCATTTCAGACAGTATTTTGATAGCGTCTAATTCCATAGATGATCTATAGTATATTACTTCATTTTTTATTCCGCAATAGTAGTGTCCACTCTTGCCATAACTATACACCTTTTGAGGATTTTTTATATTTCTTTCACACTGACTTATTGACATTTTTCTTTTAGCTTCTTCTGAATGTACATATCCCTTTTTTATGCCCCAAATTTTACCAGAATCTATAGTTCTTTTTCTGACTGCTTTAATGTTGGCACTTAGTTTAGCTTTTACTTCTGGAGTATTTAATCCTTTCATCATCTTATCACGGACTTCAGGTCTAGCCATAGCTTTTGTAGTGTTTTCAGAAATTAATTTTCTTTCTTCTTTTGTATATGTCTTATCCAGTGTAGAAAATGTAGCTAATCTTATTTTAGTAGCTTCTGTTAAAATTTTTGAACCTGGAAACTCTTTTTTGTATTCTGCAGTTGAAATTTTATGATATCTGCTTATATGAAAAGCTAAACTTTTAAATTTCTTTTCTTCTATTTCATTAATTTTAGTGCACAGACAACATGATATCCTTTCTGTCAAGTCCACATCTTTCAGCAGCCTTTCTTTGACCATTTTTATGAATGATTTCTTTTCTTCTTTGCCAGCCAGACTTTTCAGATGCTCTATTTCTTGTGCTGTAAATTTGTCAAATGCCAAGTAATTTACCTCTTTTTCTTAAATGTTTACACATTATTCTATTATAAATATACAAACAAAAGCAAATAAAAATGCTACTGACATTTCTATCAGCAGCATCAATCAATTCTACTTTTATTTTTATAATTGCCAGCACCACCTCCTCATGTGAATATTAAATTTACGAGGCTGCAACTACAGGCTCTGCTACCTTCTTCGTATAACTCCGCAGAACCTTTACTGTTACAGTCTTGTCTGCTACTGCAGTTTCAAATGCCGCTACATCTGAAACAGCTGAACGAGTCCAAACAGTGACTGTTGAATCATCAAAATTTACATAAACAGCAGGAACTCCAGTCTTCTCAGTGAACAGAGTCTTGACCTGCTTAACATTCATATCCGCAGAACCGACAGTTAGCTTCTTCATTTTGAAACCTCCTTAAAATAAATATTGGTTTAATTACCTAATTTGTATAGTTTAATATAAACAATTTTTGTTAAGAAGTAAATAGTTATTTTCGAATTCCCATCATTTTTTGAGCTCGACCTCGAGCAATATGAATACCTATCTTTTTGTTGTAGTTATCATTAAGACTACAATCTGCACTTCCTTCTGCAACTACATTTCCAGAATCATCTACAAACTGAAAGATTGTCTCTCCACCGAGAGGATCTACAACTGACTTGTCACCAAAGATATCATAAAGCTCTCGATGGCTGTAACTGCGAAAAGCTTCTCCTAAAACAATCTTATATTGAACCCTTGGATTGTCTAGATTGAGATATCTATGGTGATAAATATTTGTCTTCATGATAATATCTCCTTGTTTCGATTGTTTTTATTAACCACAGCCATTTTGTAATAAATATAAACAATTTATGAGCAAATGTAAACAACTATTTTGATTTCTTTTTAGCAGATGAATATGATTTTGTTACATCTTTTGCAACTGAAATGTCTCTCAGTCTAATTGATACTATTTCTCCGTCTGAAACATCTTCAAAGTCAAACCATCCAGTGCCTATGGTAGAACTACTCTTTTCATATACATTGTTCATAAAAATTTCTCTATTTACTGGAGACTTGACACATATTTTACAACCATAGACATTGATTTCTATAATATAGCTGCTTGTTTCTTCCACCATTAGCTCTGTTCATTCATCAAGTTATCATCTGTAATGCTATGATCTATCATCCATTGAAACATTATAAAGTTGTCTATTACCATCTGTACCATTCTTCTTCTATCTCTCATTTTGTTTATGTGGCGCATAGAATTTGGCTGTGCCATATACATCTGATCTTCAGATAGTAGATTGATTCTTCTGTCTAGACTGTTACCTAATCTCATGAATTCTTGAATTGGTCTTAACTGCATGTACTTTACTCTCCTTATATAGTTTTTTAATTGTTATTATTTTTAATCAATTCTAATGAATTTTTAAACTGCTATTTATTGAATATTTCTATTGCTTGCATCCATCTACTAAATTCTCCAATGTCAATCCAATAGTCTCTAATTTTATATGTGGCAATTTTTAGATCATATTTTAGCAATACATTTATGATGTCTCCAAACTCTTTATAGTTTTCTTCCATATAAGAATTTAGATATGACATTACAAAACTGTAATAGTTGGCTGGAATATAATACAATGAGCATGCTACTTTTTTAGATAGTATTTTGCCTGGTTTCTCATGTAGATTGTATACAAATTCTTCACCATATGATTTGTCAGAATTCATGAATAGCTGTCCAGCATTCAGAATATGATTTTCATCATTATCTTTTATATAAGCTATTCTAGCATAATCAAAATTTTTATGAGGTATAGTTTTAGAATGTTGCAAAGATTGATTGACAAAATTGAATAAATCTTGTCTAGATATTAAATGATCTGCTGATAGAATGAATACATCTTCATTTTTACCATATTTCTTGTACATCTCTATCAGATCATTAAATCCCGAATGTTCATAGCCAGACAATTTATCACTATACAAATACATTCTGGGACTATTAATAGGTGATCTATCAGTAAATTTTATATAATCTTCACTTTTTATACCTACAACTATATCATCAAATTTAATAAGCTTAATAGACAGAAGATTGTTAATTATATTATCTAATACAGTTGTATAGCTATCTAATGGAAGCAATGGTTTAGGAATATATTTAGTTATTGGATAAAGTCTTGTACCTAAACCTGCAGCAGGAATTAATACTTTCATATGCTTACTTTCTATTGCAAGATTTCTCTGTCATAATTCAGTCCCACTTTCTTGGCACAATTAATACACAACCATTTACGATATCTTTCAGAATATTTTGTTATGTTGAAAGTTCTTTTGCACATTTCACAGAAATAACCATCTATGTTCAGATCTTCTATTTCTTTCTTGTCTTCAAATAGTTTTGGAAATAAACCTAAAAATTTAATCATTTATGTACAAAATGAATACAGCCAAAATTTTCACCAATATTTAATTCCACTCTATAGCGTTCATGATCTTTATAGCCTATGCCATCTAATGGTATTTCTCTATCGCTCTCTCCATATTCTTCAGCTACAAGATAGATGATTTTATCAGATTTGCAATCTCCATATTTTTCTGACACTATGCTTCCATCATGTTTTTCCCACACAAATCTTTCCCAAAATTTGCATTTGCTGCATGTCATTTTAGCATATCTCCAAGAAAAGGTTTCAGCTTATCTTTTGCTCTTTCAATTGCCTTCCATACTCCCATCGCTGTCATATCTAATTTTGCAGCTATATCTTCAAGAATCTTGTCTTCTCCGTCATCCAATCCGAATCTCATGATAATACATTTAGACTCTACTTCTGATAAATCTGACATTTCAATCATCTTAAGAATATGATCCTTGTCATCTGTATTCTTTTGTCTAGTTCTTAGAGCATCTACTACATAATGAGTTTCTGTATTATCTTGAATAGTCTGTAAATATAGCTCTTTATGTACAACTCTGTCTTTGTCAGAGTTGTCTCTGTTTAATCTGTATTGCTGGTTGATCCGATTCCAAGGAATATGCACATTCCTATTTTCATAAATGCTTTTTCTAATTTCTGCATTGATCCACCAAAACAAGTGTGTTTCAAACTTCACGCCTCTAGTTTCATCCCATTTCTGTGCACCAATTACGAGACCGAGGTTTCCAGATGCTACTAATTCTGATTCGTCTAAATTTGGATTTTTTCTAACATATATTTGAGCACATTTTCTTGATAACCACTGATAGTCTTTACAAATTTTTTCTATAGTTTTGTCATTATTCATAGATGTCCTTATTCAGATTGTATTATTACTTTCTACAATATCGAAATCTTCTGTACTATCTACAAACATCGGAGTTCCTACTCCTAAATCTTTGCACTTGTCAAATACTCCAAATGGGTCTCTGCTAATAAATCGATACACCTGTGTCTCATTAACTTCCCATCGATTTGGAGCATAGTAGCCTGAACCATTCCAGTAAATAACTGTTTTCATTTTTTCAATCCTCCACTTTACAGTGTGTAATGATTGTCTGTTTGCAACCCTTGAATTCAGAATGATCTTTTACAGTTCCTTTAACTTTGTAGAATTTTCCTTCATCAAGATTGTTTGAAGAAGCAAACCAATTAACTTTATTTCCACTCATATCTTCAAAGATGTGTAGATGAGAAATTCCATAAGCTGTTTCAAAGCTTGTAACTTTATTTAGTTTCAGCTCAAAGATTTCTCTCTTTCCAATTGTCCCAACATGGTTTGAAATCTTTGCTTCTTTTGCAATCTTCTCATAATGTTCAACTTCTCTGTTATATGCAGGAACCAGACAAGCTGCAAGATTGACCATTTTATGATCAATCATCTCTGAAGAAGTTATGACTCTCAGATTAAAATCGAAATCTGAAAGAGTGTCAACATCTGCATTGACAAATTTATTTGTAGCCCAGTCAATGACTTTGACAATCTTTTCTCTGTTCTTTGTAGTAATCTCTACCTTGTCTCTCGAATCAAGTTTGAATCCACGGAGGCCATAATAGAAATTGTCAAATGCCCTGCTTGAAGTTGTAGGAATGTAGTAATCTGTCTTACCAGAATCATAGAGTTCATTAGACTTCTTCTTACTCATCCAACCAAACTTTTCAATGCAAGCATCTACATAGACAAGAAACTGATCAAGAGGGATGTATCTACTTTCTCTGTGACCGTAATAAGAACCTTCACATTCATCAAAAGTAGCAGCAATTGTATGCCAAAATTCAGCATATGCCAAGAAATATTCAGGATTGGGATGACCCAAAAAATCTCGAATACAGCTTCTGCCAACCTGCTTATAGTCATTCAAATCATTCTTGACTACAAAAGTTTCTCTACGATAGATTCCTTTGTGGCAATGATCACAATTGTAACGATTAGCATCTCTATACTGAAGAGGAACTTCTTCTCCAGGAACTTTCTTGATCAGCACTGCATTTGCTTCATCAGAAACATGCTGAAGTTCTGCAACAAGATGCCATCCATTGATTACTGGAGAGTCTCCAACAACTTTTACATCTAACGTCTTGATCATTCCAAGAGACTCTCCAGTAGTTTCATCCTTCTTTTCTACAAAATGTTCAGAAACTACCACAATCTCAAGAGTATTGCATCCTAACTTCACAGCTTTCTTGTTTATCTTTTCAATCTTCTCTTTCAGAATGAACATATTAGATTCAGGAATGCTTCTAACTTCTGTCTCTTTGAGTTCCATTTTAGAGCTCCTGAATTGAGATTGTCTATTTTGTATGGTTAAATATAAACAATCTATGTTCAAAAGTAAAGGACTTTTTTAAAACTCTTCTGGAGGTCCCCAATCCATCATATCATCAGTATCTAATCCAGAATACATGCTATATCCATAGATAGGGTCTTTGCTATAGTATGCTTTGTATTCATGTCTTTTTCTATCCAATGGACACTTAACATGAATCCACCAATTTTTGCAAGAATTGTCAATTAGCGTAGTTCTTATCTCATCCCCTATATAAATATCTCTTTGACAAGCTCTGCATATACCAGAATATCTTGCTATAGCTGTCTTTTTAACGTGCTTAGCTATTGATTCATTAATTTTATTGATGTTGATCATTTTATTCTTCTACAGCATAATAAATTGTGAAGGCTGAAAGATTAAAAAATATGAAACATGCATTTACTAAATCTTTAGCTATGACAAAACACATAGCATTTATGATAGCTAAAATTAAGTGAAAGTTTCTTCTAAAATGAATGCTGTTCACTGTGAAATCCTCTCAAGAAACTTGACAGCATCGCCTAAAGTATTAGTCTGTTTTCTAATGAAAATTTTGATATTATTTTCTATATCTTCATATTTTAGATCGTTCTTCTGCTCTATAATAGAATAGCACTGCATGATTACAGGAAACAGAAACTCTGATTTATTAGCAATTGCTAAATCTTTCCTGCTTCCTTCAAAGACCATAAACTTCATTTCTATTTCATCGATCGATTTAATCATCCAATGCAGTATTTTATGTGTAATATCTTCAATTTTTGTTCTTGCAGGATCATCTTTATCAATTGCAGAAACTGCATCGTCAACATTCTCATTTAAAATTGCTGAAATAATCCAATTCTCTTTTCCAATATCTTCTGTGAGTAATTTATGATTATCAAGATACCACTGAGTTTTGATCTTCATCATCTGTCCATCTTCAAAAGTAACAACCCAACCTTCTGTATCTTTTAAATCTTTAGTCAAATACATGAGATAGTCTAAATTATTAGACAGAGGAGTGAAATATGGAACAGTTTTGATGCCAAATCTATCTTCATATTTATAGACATCTAAATACTTGCCAGTGTCTTCTTCTCTTAGTTGCAACAACTGCAATTCACTTTTCCTATATCGTAGAACAATTCTATTTGCAGGGCTAATGTATTCAAAAATTGCTGCCAAATTGTTGTCTAATGTGTAATCAATGAAATATTTGAATTCTTTATCTGAATTATAGACACTTTCAGCAAATGTAGTCTGATCATTTCCAAAATCATATTTAGTTTTTGCAATAACTCTACCATTTGGAAGACGAATAAAACGAATCATTGTCCCATCTAACTTGTCCTGAATTCTGATAATCTTCTTATATTTTACGTCTGAATAATGATAACCTTCAGTTTGTCCAAGGTTAAAGAATTTATGAAGCATTATATACCTCATATTTCTATAATTAATATAAGATAATCCTCTGAGTTCAAAAGCTTTATAATCTTCATCGCGCAAAGGTTTTTCAAAATCAGAATAACTTGCAAGTCTATAATTGAACACATGAATATCATAGCCATCAACATTGACAATCTTTTTAAGAAAAGCATCATTATTTCTGACTATTTCTAGAGCTTGATTATAGTTTGGTATAAACATTTATTTTATTTCTTTTATCGACCATCCATTAGTGTTGTTTCGCAATTCTGTTTTTCTATTACATCTGCTTTCTGATATGATGCCCTTGTCTATATGAATTCTTATAGTATTATATGAAAGTTTATTCTCTTTACAAAATTCTGTTAATCTGCCGTGCACCATATAATAATTATCAGATCTATCTATTAAAACATAAGTTTTTGCATTGCTTTTTACTCCATTTCTTTTTCTTGTTTCTTGAATTTTGTTTATATGCTCTTTAGTAAGTTTGCATCCAGTTTTATGTTTTTTAGTAGATATAGATATCTTTTCTCTCGTTTCTAAGCTGTGAGTTCTTCCATAGAAACTATTTCCTTCTCCAGTTTGAGATTTACTAATTTTATCTTTATTTTCTTGTTTATATAGAGGATTGTCTTTTTTAAATCTTTCAGATGCTTCTTTTTTTCTTTTTTCTATTTCTGAACTATCTTTCATTATTTCTTCATAAGACTTTCCTTTAAAAGCATCAGAAAGTTTTTTTTTTGTTTCTGGTAGGGTTTCATGTCCCGTAAGAGATTTTGATATTTTTGATTTTATATCGTCAGATCTTTTTATACCAAAATTTACACTATCTTCTCCAGCGCCCCAGCCATCTCCTCCAGGAGTTATGTTATATCCATCTTTCTGACTATTATAGAATTTAATATAAAACATTTCTTTGTTTTTTATTTCATTTATGTCATCTGATTCATCTAAAAGCTTTACTTCAAAATTTTCTTTTGAATATTTTTTAATAGCTGAAGCTATAATACTTCTACCCCTTTTACAATCATTGTTGCAATGTTCTTCAAATCTTTCTTGTATAGTTTTAGAAGTATATCCTATGTAGCATTTATTGTTATACATGTTATTTTATATATTTTATATTTCATTTAAAAGCTCCTTAAAGTTATAATAAATATAACTCTCAAGAGCTTATTGTTTGGTTTATTATAAAAAAATTACCATTTGTTGAGCATTAAATATCTTGCATTTCTAAAATGTGTGAATGAAATTCCTCTCAATTCAAATGCATCAATGTCATCATTGTCAGAAATTGGATGCACAAAATCATTCAATGAAGCAAGTCTGTAGTTATAAATGGTGATAGGATAACCATCAATAGTTACAGTCTTCTTCATGAATGCTTCGTTATTTTTGACTATTTGATCGCAATCATTTTGAGTTGGGATGAACATTTAGTATCTTTTAAAAATTAAATATCTCTATGCAGTATATCAGCATTCTAAACATTTCTGACATGATAGTTAGATAGCTGCATAGAGCCTTTATATAAGGAGATTTTAACATTTTTGTGACAAACCATACTTTATAGCAAAAAGAAAAGTAACTAAGCACATGCTAAAAACAAAACATATTAAATTTATAGAAATTCTATCAACATAGATATTAATAAAAAGACTTAGTGCTGCTGCAAACATGTTGATAGCAATAGCAAGATTTAAATATTTCATGATGCACTCCTTAAAAAATCCAATTGATTTCATCAAACTCATCATAAGCAGGAACCATGAATTGTCTCATCTTATTCACGATTACATCTTTAGCCAATGTTTTCTTCACTCTGTTACCATTTCTTTCCATGATCGTATTGTATCCTGTAGCAAAAACAATTGCTATTGTATTATAGATATTCTTAGGAATATTGCTCAAATACTTCCTCCTAAACTTTCTTGTCATATTCGTCATATCTATAACAAAAGTCTTATTCTTGTTCAGCAATTCTTTAAATTTAGCACTGACAATTTTGTCTATTGCATCATGATCAACATTTCTGAAACATTCATTGTAGTCTGTATCTACAGGAAATATGGAAGTAACCACATCGTCTCTGCTTAATACATTGCAATTTGCATAATTGGCCAATTGATATGTAGTCTTGCCACAATTGGGTGGTCCAACCATGAACACTACTTCTGCTTTCTTTTTGACATATTGCTTTGAATTGCTTGCTGTTTGAAAAAGTATGTCATTAAATATAGCATTATTTAGAACTTCTTTGTCAAATACTTCATCTGTAATTCTGCCAAGATGATCACATAAGATGTGTCTAAAAACATAATCCATCAAATGTATCTGATTTGTGAATCTTTCTGCTACTTTTTTGATAAACTTTGTAGTCATAACTTCTGGATTTAAAATTCCATAGAATTCTCCATGCAGAGATATGATATTGAGAATCATCTTTTTGTCAGCAACAGATATTTCATCTCCTAATTTATTCAAGACATCAATAGCTAAATAGAAAGATAGACCAGCATGCCCAATGAAATTTTTCCTACCATTATTTTCATTGTATCCTGTAGCCATGGGCTTGCCAAGATCATGCAAAAGTATAGCAGATTGCAAAATATCATCTTTTGGATACATCTCTTTTGCACAGTCATATACCATCATTGTATGCTTAAGAATATCTCCCTCCATGTGAAACGGAGATATCACAGTCTCAGAATGATGAGAGCAGTTGCTCATCAAATCTTTTAAACTAGAAAATTCTGTATTCAGAAGATCTAAAATTTTAGTGTTTAGCATTTAAATTTAGTTCACCTTTGTAAAATTCATTTCTGTCAATCTGTACATATAAGACGTGTCACGACTATTTAAATATTTTACTTCTTTTACTCCATTTTTATAATGCTGTTCAAAAAACAAAGTATTCGCATATGGAGAATTCATTTTCCAATTTGCATCTGGATTTTGTCTGGTTTTTATTTCTACAACATAAATTTTCATAATGTCTCCTTTGTGAGAACCATTTTATAGTTTAAATATAACAAATTAAATTGCTAAAGTAAAGGAGTTTTGTTCATGTTCAATCTTTTTTATCTTTATCTATTTGCCAGAATGCCCAGCAAGTTATGATTATTGCATCTCTTTCAGTTTCATCTTCTGCTAAATTGAATTTATCGTAGTTTTCCTGATACTCTGATTCCTTTATGCTTCCTTGTTCGATACTTTTTGTAAGTATAAAATCTATATAGTAGTGCCTCTGTTCTTCTGTTAATTTTGGAGGATCAGTTTTACTTACTAGAATGTCCATATTTATCCAATCTTTGACATGTACCATCTACTGGCTGCTTCATCAAGAATTGCTGCCTCAACAAGCATCAGAGCTGTTTGATGGCAGTGTTCTTTTGCTATTTCTGTATACAATTTGAAAATGTGAGTATTTTCTTTTATGATGTTAGTGTTTCTGAGAATATAAAGTTCATTTATCAAAGTTAGCAAGTTTTCATCTGTGCATCTTGACATGTACCAAGAGTTAATATCATTGAGTGTCATCTTAAACCCTTTCAGCATATAGTACTATAGTTTACTGTGTGCCCTTTTATAGTTTCTAAATAGTTCAATCCACCAATCGTAATACTTCTGTTCTTTTTCATCAATTTCTTTGAGATCAAACTTTCATATACAACATCTTCAAATTTTGGTCTAAATGCTGCAATTAAAGCTCTTGAATAATATAGAGCTTTCTTTTCATCTTCTGTAAGTTCAAAATTGTTATGCTGTGGTAAAAACTGAGTAGCATCTGAAGATGTATAGATTGTACAAGACTCAGGATATGTACTAATTTTTACAACTATGCAACTTGCCGGTACTTCAATATCATTCTGCTCACCTTTGTAGTTGTAATCTAAACCCGAATAATATAAATCTTTGTCATTGAGTTCAACAAATTTGTCATTTTTTAAAGCAAAAACTTTATAGAAATTAGAGCAACCATCATGCCAAGGAGCATGAATTGAAAACTTTCCCTTCTGATCAATTGCAAACTTTCTCAAATCTTTTTGAAGCTTTGACTTGACATAAGTTCTGATTTCATATGGAACTTCAGAAGATTTGATGATCATGTTTTTTAATCTCCATTATTATCAAGCTTCTGTATAAAGCCCTTGAATGCCAGCCTTCTTCATCTCTGGAATTGTATAAATCTTTGTGAGCTGAGGATCTGAAACAATCCAGACGATATGATCAGTGTCAAACTTCTTCGTCTTTGATTCGATATCCCTAGCATCTTGGAAGTTTGTAATCCATTTCATTGTAGTTCTCCATTTTAGAAGTGGAGGAACCATATTTTATTTAATGATTAAATATAAACAATCTACGATGAAAAGTAAAGGACTATTTTAACTATTGTCAAAACCATTATCTCTGACCCATCTTGATGTGCATTCTTTATATAATGTCAATTCTATTAAATTAACCCAATTTAAAATTCCAACTGATCCATAAGAACTGTAGATAAATAGTCTAATACTGGAGAAAGTTTAACATTTTTATATTTTAAAAAACAGTGTAGTTCAAGCACTAACTCATTCAGTCTTTCATCGTCTAAATTGTAAATAAAATTGTCAAAAACTTCTTTGGTGGAGCTAAATTTATAGTTCATTTTAACATCTCCAAAGCTTTTTTAGTTGCTTTAATAGCTTGTTCGTAAGCAGCAATTTTCACTTCTAACTCTATTTCGTCAGCAAAATATTTTGTTCCATGTGTAGATAAGATTAAAACAGTCTTATTCTTATGTCTTGCAACATATCCTTTATAGTCACATTCCCATCCGCTCCATAATATAGGAAATTCATACAATATTTCTATATTATCATCTTTGTTCACATATTTTAATTTAGAATAACTTCTCATGTTGCTCATATGTCAATAAACTCTAACTCATTCAAGCATATAAACTTACAATTTTTCAAAGTCCATTCTCTACACTGATGATGATGACCAAAAACCCACAACCTGGGCTGATGAGCATCAAACATGTTGGTTAGAAGATTCCTTGTCAAACTCTTGTCATCAAAATGATGACTTATCATACCTTCTAAAGCTTGCTGAGGACAGTCATGAGACAGAACAATTGAAGGCTTTGTCTTGACATATAGATCAAAACAATCTATAGCTTGCTGATAATTTAGTTCTTCATTTCTCCACCAAGATTTATCTTCTGTTCTAAGATGCTTATCTATACTTAAAGCACCGCTGACATAAAAGAAATCTGTGTTTCCAACATTTGCATTTCCATATCGGCCAAGATAGAAGCTTCCAAGAATATCAAGATCATCTTGAGAATCGTGATTTCCACAGAAAAATTTATGATCATCAAAATTGAAATCAAGCAGAGCATTATTCTTATACTGTAGCAGCTCTAAATATGTTTTCTTGAATCCCATGTCTCCGATCTGTACAGAATTATTTGCTCCACAGACTAAAAATATGTAACCTTCGACTTTTGCATGCACATCGCCTACCACGCGGAGCATTATAGACCTTTCATGAGCTCTTTTAACAGAGCTGGGTGATCTTTAAGAATATCTTTTGCTTGATTGAACTTATCTTCACCTAATACTTTCAGATCATCCAAAGATCTTACTTTTAACAAGTCAATGAAAGAATCATTTAGCAATTT